ACCTTGGAATGATGAAGATGGTGATCTGAGTTATTTCGAAAAGTTGGCTGAAGACTGATTCATTATTTTTCTCCGATGTGCAGTTTTAGCCCCTCGCAAGAGGGGCTTTTTTTATCTCATCGCGAGAGTATATGCTCTTAATGATGATCGTTCAGTATTGCGTAGAATTGGATGGAAGTCTCTTACCTTGTCATCTTTCATAACGAATGTTGTGATTGGCTGTGACACTTGACGTACTGAGTTATCGACAACTGTATTTACATTTGTTCCGGCTTCAAATGATTTAATCAATGCGTTACCTTGTTCTCTTAGGAATTGTTGAGAACCAGCACCCAATACTTCAGTAGGAATGATACCACCAGCAGGTGTATTAGACAATGTAGTTGAAATGTAATCTAGGCTACTTGACACGCCACTTACTGTATTTGCAAATTCACCACCAAACGCGCCAGCACCAATTGATCCTGCGGCTTGCATCCATGAACCCGTAAGCACAGAACCTTCCGCTATCAATTCTTCATTAGTCTTTTTCTTCTTTTGTTGCTTATTCAATTCAACGAATTGCTGTGCGCCTTCAAAGAACAAAGGACCTGCTTGAATCAACTTGGCATAAATTGCTCTTGATTCGTCTGTTGCCAAACCAGTAGACTTAACAAAGTTATCCACAAACTCACGATATGCAATTCTACTTTCTTCAACTGTTCCTTTGAATTCAGGAATATCAAAACCTTCCAAACCTGGAATATTAATCTTTGTTTTAACCTCCTGTTCAATGGCTTCAAATTCTTTCTTCTTCTGATTTAAACTGTATGTTAATTGCTCTTCTTGTGTATAGAAGAGTTTGTAATAATCACCAACAAACTTATTGAAATTGTCTTGCTGTTCTTGAAGGTCTTTACCTCCGAACATTGTCATAAGATCATACTTTAAATCGGCAAGTGCAAGTCCTGTTGTGCCACCAATTGTTTTAGCAAGATCGTCTGCGGTATATTTCAACATCTCAAACGCATTATTCATGAAGATTGTAGATTCTACAAGTCTACTGAAAGTAGTAGTTATACTTTCTAACGCATCACCAACTTTGATTTGATAATTTACAATGTCCGCATACGCAGTCTTAATCATATCATCGCTGAAACCAAGAATGCTTTCTTGCAGTCTCTTTGCTTGATCAGCCTGTGAAAGACCCATCAAATTTAATTCAATCGCTTTTGTAAACCCAGTAATTGCTTCAGGATCAATACCTAGAATATTTGCGCCCTGACGAACACCAGAGAATACCTGATTGACAGCACCTTGCATGTACTTGACAAGTTCTGGATCGGCCGCCCTCTCATTTCGTCCAGACTTGTCGCTTCTGAATTTACCGCCTTTTTGTTGCCAAGTGTCATACTCACGAAGATTGGTTCCACTACCTTCAGCGAGTGTTCCTGTAATACCTGCTTGGGTAGTTTTCTTTGGACCCATACCAAAGAGTGAATCAACAACACCACCTAGCACACCACCAATGAGTGCGCCTATTGGGCCACCTACGAAGCCACCAATCGTTGCACCAATTGACGATGATCCAATACCTTTAATTAATTGCTTATCTCCCGCAATTGCATTACCAAGAAATGTGCCTGCCATACCACCAACAATGTTTAAACCTATGCCTTGCGCCATGCTTCCAGCAGTATTTGTTGCGCCCATACCCCATTCTTGTGCGGCTAACATTCTAGATTGTTGAGATAAGAAACCTGTACCGTATGTTGCGCCTGATACTGTTCCTAAGTAACTTCCCGCACTTCCTAAAACATTCCCTAAAGCAGAACCTGGCAACAACGCATTATAAATTTGATATGCGGCAAGTGCAGTATTCAACAGTCCTCCAGGCGATCTAACATCTGCATTTTTTAAAGAATACAACGAGAATAAGGTACCACCAAAACCAGGTCCGCCTGCGCCACCTTTAAGAATATCTCCAGCGCCCTCAAGACCTTTGCCTGCTATCAAGTTTTTACCAATCGCATTCATTGCGAATGTTGCAGGTCCAAACCCTAGTCCAAGTTTCTGTGCGGCATACATTGTACCAAAGTCAACAAGCATGTTGCCCATAGTACCACCAAACATACCTCCGCCTGCGCCTCCGCTTGGACCAGTTTGACCAGGGATTGTTCCACCGCCACCTGCGGCGGGTGTTGGTTTAAAGATTCCTGAAATTGCATCACCGATTGATTTTGTTCCTGAGAACACATCCATAACTGCGGTACCAACGCTTTTTACGCCTTCCCAAATGCTTCCCATAGAACTAAAGAAGCCGCCACCGCCTCCTCCAGCCATACTGCCCACCATGTTCATCTGTGCAGATCGTTGTTGCATTTGTGCAATCTGTGCTTGAGACTGTACTGAGTATTGAGTAATGTTAGCCATACCTTGTAGGTGACCACCTAATACTTGACTCATACCTTGATTGTGATAATCGCCTGCATACACCATACCATCGCGCATTTGTAGCGCGCCTTGTTCCATGTAGCGGCCTTGTGAGTCTACGCCAAGTTTCATTTGGCGTTCTACGTTGCGCTGATATTCTTCGTAACCACCAGCGCCACCAAATAGAGGACTGAATGGTTGACCAATCATGAGAGCCATTTGCTGACTGAAGTTTTGAATGCCTTGTTCGTAACCAAACAAACTTCTCATGCCAGTTGGAATGCCTGTCATAGCAAAGATTAAATCTTCAGTCACCATTTTCTTATTCTGGCTAACTGCGGCTTTTGCTTGCGCTACTTGTGCGCCTTTCTGTCCAAGAAGACCTTCTAACTGATCAACTTGTTTAATTAAATTGATCTTATCTTGAGTTGGTCTTCCTGTAATAGGATTCATCGCGTTTAAGCGATCCACAAGAGTTACTTGTGAAGACAGTTTATCAAACTCTACTTTTGTCTTGTCATAGTCTGCTTTGAGTACATCGTATTGTTTTCTAACTGACGCACCTTGTGCATAGTTATTAATAGCACGATTAAAGCCTTGTGCGGCATTCGGTCCAAACATAGGACCAAGAACAGTATTTACAAATTGATCCGTATAACTTGCGGCTAACTGCGAAAAGATATTGCCGTAAACAGGACCCATGTCTTTACCAAGAATCTTTGTGGCAAAGTTTTGAAATGAGTTTTGATACAATTGATTAATAGAACCAAACGCACTATTTTGTTGTCCCATGACACCAAAACCTTGTGACCCACCAATTGCTTTGTAAATGCTACGACTAATATCACCTTGAACTTGCCCCAAGAATTGCATCTCAAGGCTCTTACGTTGTTGCGTATATTGATTGTTTAGGTTTTGAATGCCTGTTGCAATTTGCTGTTGATAAACAAGATTCTGAGACTCCATCTCATTTGATGTGGCATTCAGACTAATCAATCTTGAATCTGCGTCTTGACCTGTATATGCAGTTGTAGTTGCTCTTCTAGATTCAATACCATCAATTACATTTTGCTGAAGAGCAGTTACATTGCGAACATATACTTGTTCGGGTCCACTAAGTGTTCCGCTAAAGTTTCCTCTAAAATCACCTTGACCGAAAGTGCCAGTCGCGGCTTGCATGATAGGACCTACATCATATGCACCACCGCCTGTTCCACCGCCATACTGACCAGGCATACCCACAGTCATTAATGATGGCGGTCTAAATGCAAATGCTGAACCACCTGAACCAGGTTGTACGCCAGAATAATAATTAGATGCGGCTGGTCCACCCTCTTGGCGAATCATCGCCGCTTGCAATTGAGGAATTAAATGTGGAGGAATTCTGTCATTAGGTCCAATGCCCAATGAACGAGACATGTTTGCAATGTATGCACCAGTATCATTATTATCACCAGGAGGTGCATACTTACTAATGAACTGAGTGAGAGTCATTCCTCTAGATTGTGTATCTAGTTGAAGTTGTCTCTGCATAGCCGCCATGCCCATTTCTGGTGATGGGAACTGTGCGAATGATCCTTCTGGACCAGGGATTGCGCCCTCTAATACACCGCCAGGACCTGCGTAGCGTGAATAGTATCTTAGATTGCCTGGATTGTTATTGCGTACAGATATAGGCGCATTATTTGATACGTTTGTTGGTGTGTAAGTAGGAGACTGACCATTCAATGATGCTGGTGCCGCTGGCGCAGGCGCTACAGGCGCAGGCGCGGGAGTAGTTAATCCTCTAGTCTCTCTTTTTCTTTCGTTTGCGCTATCTCTGTCTCTTCTTTGTTTATTGGAAACAATTGCATCGCGGTCTCTTACATAATTCTCATCTGTTAAAACAAATCTTGAAGGTACAAAACCTTCCTTCGCCATCTTAGCGGCTTCTTTTGTCATGCCGCTTTGATATGGTTCATACTTAGTTTCTTGAATCTGAATACTCTTACCGAACTCTGCAACTTTCTTCGCTACTTCGCCTAAGCCAGGAACATATCCAATCAATGTAGCAATCTTATCAACTACCCAAGAGGTGACTGCATTAACACCTCTCGAAATTGCATTGAACATATTAGTAATAGCAGGACCAATGAAGTTTACGCTTGCATCAACTGCTTTACCTACTACACCGAAGATGTACTTCTTAGCGTTGAACCAGCCTTCACCAATTGAGTTTGATAGATCGTTCCACCATGACCCAATCACATTACCCATGCGAATGAATAGTTTGCGAAGTCCAATGCGATCAAGTATCTCCATACCAAAGTTGGCAATGTTGACAACAAAATCGTCAAAGGTTAGCCACAGTTCATTAAACGCATTCTTAATGCCTTCGCCATCAAAGGTGAATAATGCACCGATAAGACTGAATGTTTGTTTTACAAAATCAAATATGTTATTGAATAGGCGAGTTAGATAAACTGTGCCTACTTCTTGCAGACCGGTGTTATAACTTTCTGCCCATGTTGCACCGCTACCAAAAATGTTACTGATTGCATAGTTGAGTACTTGAGATGCAATATCAACGAAGCCTAGGAAGAACGAAGAAAGACCGCCGCCTAAGAAAGCCGCAACACGTTCCATGAATGTAACTTCAATTGCATTCTTATCGATGATCGATGCAATCTTATCTTCACTAAACGCAACTAATAAACCATCAAATACTGAGAGAACAATATCAAGCGGAATTAAAAACTTCAATAATTTTTTACCAATGTCACCAATCATTCTCACTATTTCAGAATTCTTGATTGCTTCAATGGCATCGCCCATTGCTGTCAGTCCTTTTTGGACTGTCTCTACAACATATGTTTGATAAAAGTATCCTAGTTTGGCAGCAATAGATTCAAGGAAGCCACCGGTGCCACCAAGAATTTCAGGCATAATTTTGCCTAAGTCATCTAAACTTAATGCTAAACGCCCATCAGAGAATGCGGCAGTAACTCGGTTGAATGATTCGAGTGCGCTAGTTCTAAGACTATCAAATTTAATAGCCAAGTCATCAAAGTAACTTCCTACTTTACCAAATGCATCGGTAAATGTTGTTTTGAATGTGTCAAATTTTGCGCCAATGTTTGCTCTTACTTCATCGATCAAATCTGCTAAAAACGCTACATTTAATAGCGTAGCATTTCTTAAACGACCAAAACTTGCAGGTAGGGCATCAAATGTTTTTTCAATTGCACGAATTACATCTTCAAAGTTAGGTAGTCTAATTCTGGCTTTAAAATCATCGAACGCTTTGATAATGTCATCAAAACTAGGAATTCTAAATCGTGCTTTAAAATCATCAAATGCATTCTTGAATGTATCAAGAACACCTGTAAATATGTTTCTAAATCTACTTGGTAAGTCTGAAAGAAATTTTAGTATGTCATCAACAAAAGGAAGTTTTTTGAATCTATCAAATAGGTTTCTGAAAAAATCACCAAAACGATTTGGTAAGTCTTCAAAGAACTTAAATAGATTGTCTAACGAAGGAAATTTTACTCTTAGATTCTTTAAAAAGTCTAAGAATCGTAAAAGCCCATTGCCAAGACCACGAAGTACGTCTGTAATAAAGTTTACTATTTTTCCTAGACGAGCAAGCCCGTCTTCAAGGAATCTTAATATACTTCTAAATCTTGCAAGAATATCATCGAACTTTGTGTTGAGTGCATCTAAGAAACCTCTAAGAAGTTTTAGAAGTTTATCAAAACCTTTTGCAAATGCGCCAGCAATTGCAAGCCCAAGGTTTTTTAGAAAGTTCAGAAAACTGTTTTCATCGCCTTTACCAAACCCTAAAAAAGCCTTTAGAATGTCTGATAATATACTATTAGTTTTCTTTTGTTCACCGAGAATATCGGTAAAGAGTTTTTTCTGCTCTAAAGATTTTTCTTCTTCAAATGCCCTATCGCGCTGGCGCTGAGTTTGATCAGCCTTCATCATTTTAGCAAGGCTTGCAAATGCTGGTGCAAATGCCGCGGGGTTGCCCGCGATGGCAGCCCCCTTCAGGCCTGCTCCGAAGCCTGAAAGGGATTGACTAATTGAACCTGCAATCGTTTTACCTAGGTCGCCTACTAAATTTGTTGCCATTTATTTTCTTCTTGACTTTATTTGCGCTTGTTGTTCTCTTTGTCTCTGATTTTCTTCTTTTATAAATTCACCCAATAAAGTTATATAAATGTCACGCTCAAAAGGCATCATCTCCTCAAGTTCAGTCAAACTGTATTTATGGTGCTGTACCATAGCAAAGTTTGTCTTGTAATAATTTAGAAGATTTTCATTGGACATTGTTACCCGAAAAAACTTGTCATACCCTCCAACTCAACCTTATCATCGCAACCGCAATGAGGGCAAGTCCATGAAATTACTTTTCTAAGTTTAGGCATTGTATTAAAGAATTCAGTTATTTTTGCAAACTGTTCTTGTGAAAGACCATTAATAAATTCAACCAATTCAGCCTTTGTAGATTCGCTTGCAGGGTATGTGTTTTCGTTATCGAAAATATAGTCAATACTTTCAATCACAACGCCTTGAATCACATCGAATTGATTTTGTTTATCGTTTGCTTGTAACTTATCTGCCATAGACATGGTTGGATATTTTAACACAACGCCAACACCAGACTCTTCATCTAAAAGAATCTTATTGGTATGAGTATCTCCCACTTCTACTTCAACTTCCATAATGTTGAATTTGTATGGTGTATTGAATTCACACATTTCACCTTTAGAGTTTAGCCCTGTAGGGTGTGTAAGTTTGAGTTCAATCTCTTCACCAATTGACTTGCCACGAAGACGTAGGAAAAAATATTCCAAATCGAACATTGGAAGTTTATCTACATCAATTTCGTCTACAGAGCAATTGGTAATGATCTGTTTAATTGCACGAAGCATCTCTTTTGGGTCTTGAGATTCAAGAGCCATTAAAAGAATCTTTTGTTCTTTAACTAAGAACGGTCTGTACTTGTAACTTTGTTTGGTTGAGTGTAATGTCAACTCATAAATCGGTGATTTGATTTTTGGTAAAGCCATGATATTTCTCCTTTAGTATAAAAAATGATTACGCGGTTAGAGCACCAGCAGTTTGTTGTACTGGACCAACAAATCCAGCCGGTAAATCTCCAGGAAGATTAATATAACCTTGCGTAAAGTCCACAGTATGAAAACGATATGTCATTGTTACTGAAAATCGTTGATATGTGTTCTGTTCTTCCCAAGTCAAATTCATTGGACTAATTTGAATTGGGTATGCATTGTAAAGTGTATATCTTGCAAGTTGTTTTCTTTCACCACTCACTTGAATAATTCTTACTTGTCCTGATGCGTATTGATTGTAATACTTTGCAAGTCCTGCGCGACTTGCATTTCCGTTTCTAAGGTCTGTCTGATTGATAATGTTTTCTGCCCAAACTTCAAACATTGCTCTTTCTCTAAAATCTTCAGAGCAAATAATTTGTAAATTTACATCCGCATAAGAAGTTTCATATGCGTATTTTGTTGTTGGACCATACGCTTGATCGTCATTTGTTGACACAGTTCTTCCTGGCAATTCAGTTGCTTCACAACGAAAACGAAAAGTTGAATTAATGTCTTTTCCGTCAAATGAATTCCACCAGTTTGGACCAGAAATATTTACGCTACCTTCAACATTAAAAGTTTGTCCTGGTCGACTTGGATTTGTAAGTCCTGTTCTTGCTTTTGTCAAAAACGCATTTTTTAATTCTGGAGGTAAATCAACCTCTGCGTAAAACATGTTAGGTCTTACGGGCGTGAAGTTTGCTCTGAATTGGCTGATACTAAACATTTATGTTTTTCCTTAGATCATTGATCGACTGTCTGCCCAAATGCTTGCTTTATCCGACTTTTTAAATCTTTCAAGCGGTAAAAATAGAGCCATATCCCATTCTGGTGCCCTAATTTCTAAAAACTGGGAGCGAATGTGATTGTTTAAGTATCGCTTAACAGTTGGTTTGAACGCACTATATTTAGATGCGCTTTTTAGAATACGATAGGTTGCTAGAATCTTTGTTTTCTCATTGTACTTTTTATCAGTAGTGATGCTATACAATGCGTCCATTAACTTTGCACGAAGCATATATGGCAAGTAGTGAAAGTTGATGCCTAGAAAGCCATCGTTATAAGTCTCAATTGGAAAAATAAGTGGGAATGTATCGTAGTACGGCAGATCAAGTTTGCCTTTTGGATCATACTTAAACAAGTACATGTATCCAGGCTTCATCTCTACGACTTTACGCTTTGGTTCAAACGAACGAATAATCTTGGATGGGGTAAGCGAAGCAACGCCTTCCGCTTGTAATGCGGCATCTCTGTACCATTCTCTTGCGACTTTGGTTCTGGCAGGTGTCATACCTGCGGAAACGCCGCGATAAATGAGTTCTTTAAATAATAGCATAAATTCCTACTGGTCTGCGATACATATATTTATGTCAATTGCTTCTCAGTAAGTAACTTAAATTCCCAATTTCTGTCTAAACAATACTCAGTTGCCGCTTTCCATTTCGCTTGATTAACGCCCCATGTCATTACTTCATTGAGGTATCTGCGAGTTGGTTTGCCAATAAGTTTTGATGGTTCTAGCGTTTGTTTGTGAGGTTTCACTTCAATCAATGATGCGCGAATTGTGCCGTTTCTATCTTTGTAACGAATCCAAAAATCAACAAAGTATCGATGCCAACGATTATCAATTGGAGATTTATAGGGTACGACTACTTCTTCAGAATTCCATTCTAGAATTGCTGTATTAGTATCGCAATACACCATGAATCTACGTTCGAGTAGACTACGATATATGATATTTGTTGGGTCACCCTTATATTTTTGAGGGTTTTTTGGTTTGAATCTACCTTTGTATGCCATTTTCAGATTA